ACCCGAGTTCGGCCCGTAGGCCACGCGACCACCCGAGAGGACCACTTCTCCGCCTTCGGCGGCATAATAGTAATCGCAGAAGTAGGTATTGCTGGACGCTCCGTTTTCTGTGCAGATTTCAATTTCTGGCCATTCCGGATCGTATCCGAATGTTTTCACATAGCCTTCGGCGGTACCTGCTACATATCCGACTTTGAAATATGAGCCAGTGTATACCTTGTCGGCATATGCGCTTCTGTCATTGCAGTAGTAATGCTGATACTTCTGAATGTTATCGCCATCTCTGAACTGCCACATATTTCCGTACCAGTCTTCGATCCAGAGGAAGCGGATCGCGCTCATTCCGTTTGTTTTGCCCTCTACGCGGCCGTTTGGTGATGCCATTCCGATAGTTGCACCGGTAGGCTGAATAGAAGACCACAGAACGCTGGTTGATGTGATTGCTACCGGATCGCCGTCGAAATATACGCATACTGCGTTATCTACTTCGGTGGAATCTTCGATCTTAGTTACCAGACGGTCTGCTGCCAGGCTCTGGCTCCATAAGCCGGCGCCGATAGAGATTGCCTGTCCGACTGCAAAACGGTTTCCGTAGTCCTTTGCAACAGTGATATAGTTGCCGGTTCTTTCCTGAAGAGCCAGACCCTTTGTTCCGTCCTCCGGGAACTCTGTACGTCCGGATCCGAGAACAGCCTGCGCGTTGCTGTTTGCAAACATTACCAGGAAGCAGGTATCCAGGAAATGCATAGCCCATACGTCGTCGAGATACCAGTTGTCTCCCTTGGCCTTGCATAAGGTTCTAAACTGTCCGCGTGTCTTGTTATGTGCCGGCACAACTCCTGCTTTGGATCTCAGGATATCTACCTGTTTAAGATCATAGGTGCCCTGGCTATTCTTCACTGATCTCTGAACTGTTTCAATGGAGCCAGGGAAGATCGGGATGTATACCTTTTCGGAAATTCTGCGATCAGCGCCATCTGTAAACAGGTGATCCAGGTGAAGGTGTCCGATCTGTGCGGAAGATACAGCTCTGTATTCCCACTTCACGCCATCCGCGTCTGTTTCAAACCAGCGGCCGGTGTATGTCATCGGCACTTCCAGCATAACGTCCCCGTTCGTGCCATCCCACTGGAAGGTTGCGTCTCCCAGGTATGCGTTGACAGTCCTGTCTTCTGCCAGGTTACATGGACGCATTTCATTGAATGGATAGTGACTCATCATGTCATTCTGAACAGTTCCGTTTCCAACTGCTGCCTTGCAGATCATGCCGACAGCGTCCCCGATACGTTCCCAGGTGGAAGGGCTGGCGCTGACTTTTCTTCTTACTCCGAGCAGTTCCACTTTGTTCTTCTCGATGGTGGTTACTCTTGCTTCCAGGGCTTCCAGATCAGCCTGAAGAGCCAGAGCTCCGGCACTGTTGATCGTTACATTCTCAGCGTTTGAAACTTCCAAGTAGTAACTCATGTTGATCACTGATGGAAGCACACCGTTGTATGCCGGCATATAATCGCTTGTGGATGCAGTAGCGATGGAATAAAGGATTTCTCCCTTCTGCGGATCCTGGGCGAAGATACCAAACTCAGTGATATCGTACCCGGTGCTCAGGGTTTCTGTCTCGCTCTTGTTTGTGATCGCAATCTTCAGGATCACTGTGTTGTCTGCATCGCTGATCACCTTATTCTGAATCGGGAAGGTCTGCTTCGGAGTCTTCAGAGCTGTTCTGCTCTCGATGTTTTCTCCGGAAGAATAAGAACCGGATCCAGTCTGTGCCTTGGTGATCTGGATGCTTGTCTGTCCTGCCTGGGCTTTTGCCAGGAGGGCTTTTCCTGCGGTTGTTAATTTACTGGGATTCCACATTAACATTAGTGTTTTTCCTCCTTGATAAATGATGTGATATTGTGGGCGTCTCCCTTTTGGGCGACGGTGGTTGCACTGTGTGCTGCAGTATTTCCTGCAGCCTCATTTGTTACGCAGCTTCGGTTGTCCGTTACGGATCCGAACGCTGCCAGGTGATTTCCAGCCTGGATTCCGGCATCTGTCTGCAGAGTGTTATAGACTTCTGTACCTCTTGCCTTATCCACGATACCAATGGCGCCCTGACGTCCTGTCTGAGCTGTCTGTACGTCTCCGGATGTCGTGTTGAGTACGAAGCTGTCTCTGTCTCTCGTGCCTGCCGCTGTGGCTGCGTATGTGGCCTGTCCTGCCTCTTTATCCTCTCGGATGATATTCAGAACGGTACACTCCTGTACGGCCGTCTGAAAGGCAGCCAGGTGCATTGCTGAGTGTACATCTCGGATGATCGTTACTCGGCGGATATGTGACCGGACGTTCTTTGTCTTCTGGATCATCGCGTTCAGCTGATCGATGATATCAGGAGTCAGCCGCGCCGATGTGATGATGTCGAAGGTTCCAGGTGTGAATGGCGGCTCATCGTAGTCGAACCACTCCACGATTTTTCCGGATCCGAAGACTACCCCGACCATCTCTGCGACGGTTGCCGGCACGCCTGCGTAGGTATACCATTTCAGAGTGTTCTTAACGATTTCTCGCTTCCTCTCGATCTCCAGATTCTGCTCATAGTACATACTTCGCATCTCAACTGCAAAGTAGTCCAGGATGTCTTCATCCAGGTCATCCACATCGCTGTAGCACTGAGTCTTGTCTGCGTAGGCTTTCAGCTTTTTGAACTGCTGCTGGAGTGCATAGCTGAGAGCCTGGATTTCCGGATCCTTTTCTGGCCAGATATCGATGAGACCGCCTTCTGTGAATTTAATCATCTTCGATACCTCCGTATGCCACATTCTGGCTCACCAGCTTGGCCACGTTGGTAGCTCCGACAACCTGGAAAACTGGCAGCTTGACTTCTACCCTCTTAGCTCCTGCGGCCACCATCATCTGAATGAGCTGTGAAGGGTTAATGTCTCGGCCAATCTTGCTTCTCTGCCAGATAACGTACTGATCTACGGCAGCAGCCACATTGGCTTTGATCGTGTCAGCACGCTTCAGATCGCTGGTATTGATGTAATATTTCACATCGAGCTTGTAGTCCACTGTATCTGGCACTTTGACCTTTACCTTGTCGGTAAGCGGTCGAATCTGTTTATCTGACAAATAAATCTGCAGCCCCTGGATGATACCTTCCGTCGGCAGCTCTCCGTTCTCCATGATGAATTCGATGATAACTTCCACCGGATTGTCACTCTTAACAAGTACGTCTGAGATACTTGCGTTGTAGGTTTTGACCCAGTATTTGTATGCATCTTCCGGACCGGCTACCGAGTATTTAGAAGGTGCTATGTAGACACGTCCCTTCATGCTGTCATCGTCCTCGATATCCACCCCGCCGGCCGTCTTCTCTATATTGGCCACGCTGGACACATAGGGAATCGGATTTACCAGGGTATCAATCTCGCCAGGCTGCAGGTCGTTTCCGTCAACTCCTGAAACCAGGCATACGCATTCGACATCTGCCTTTTCTTCTCCGGCTTTAATCTCCGCATATTTCTCCGTTTCGAAGTAGATTTCTCCGTCTGTGACCTGTGTTCCCTGTGGAATTTCTACGGTCTCCGGACGAATTCCTGAAAGAGTGAAACGAACCATGGCCCTGGCCGGTTTGGCCGGTTCTCTGGCGATTCCCTTCATAGCTGCGACGTGGTCCAGGTAGTCCCCCTGCGTGTATTTCAGAAGGTCCATCTTTCCGGCCTTATCGATATACTTGAAGCCCTGAAAGAACTGTACCGCACATGCATACAAAATCAGGGTGGCCGGATCCGATCTGGCCAGAACCAGGCTTTCTCCGGTGACTTCGTTGTACTTTTTCTCATAGTCGCTTTTCATCTCTGCTTCTATGCTCTCCAGCGTCGTATTTCCAATAAAACTGACGTCAGGAAGAATTTCTAACTCTTTGATCACTCCGTATCCCTCCTTTCTATGTAGATTTGTGTTTCAAGTGAAGAATCGTTCATTTTTCCAGATACATTTGCGATTCCAATGCCAGGAATAAACTTCTCCACTTTTTCCTGAAGGTCCATAGCGAACAGGTTCAGGGCATCATCCGGTGTCTTGTCCGTAATGTCTGGATCAAGACCGAATCCCCTGCTTCCTGGAAGTGTGCCTTCCACTGTAGATATCAGACACTGAAGTTGTTCGTCGTATGCCTCCAGTTCTTCATAGTCAATGTCTCCGCTGGCCTTGATCGTGGCCAGTCCAACATATGCCATGCGATCACCTCCTTATGTGTATTCCACGAAGGTAAGGTTTACGGTTGCTTTCACCAGCTCCCCTTTATTCCAGATCTCGTCCCAGGTTTCTGAACAGGAAACAATGTACATCTTCCGGCCTCCGACGAATTTACCGCCGATCACCAGCCAGTTGACCGTTCCAGCTTTAATTGCTTTCTCGATTTTTCCGAGCGTAGATCGAGGCTTTACTCCATGCTCTGCAGATAGCACTACGGTCATTGTTGTTTCCGGAGCGTTCTGTCCAACGAACTCTGACTTCGGTGCTTTTCCGAGGATCTTGTGCTGCTCCCATCTGGCACTCACAGTCCTCTTCATATCCTTCGGAGTCAGGATCTTACTGCTGCTGACAGAGAAAACTATCGTTTCGCCAAAGTTCCCGATTTTACTTTTCTTTTTGATCTTGTTATTGTACGCATCGATTTTCTGCTTCTGCAGCTTTTTCTGCTCGGCTTCCTTTTTCTTCTTAAGGGCCAGCTCCTGGGCTTTCGTTAATTTCTTTTTATTGTCTTTTTTATTTTTATTGTTCTTGGTATTCTTACTTTTTAAAGCAGATTTACCGATGGACTTCTTGGCCGCGCCGTTCTTAGTGATATAGGTTTTGGAAGCGTAACCATACACCTTTCCGGCGATTCTGATGTAGTACCAGTTTCCTACAGTGTCGCATACATCAACCAGGTTTCCTTTTCCTAAAAGCGGCCAGGCCTTCACGTTTCCATAATTGGTTCCCGGGCCCGTTCTAACATTCAGCCCACTGTTGGCAGTGACCTTTCCTACCCATTTCGGTGTCTTGCTTGGCATAGGTCGTCACCTCCTACAGGCTATCGACCTTGCTCTTCATTGCCAGAAGCTGCGCCACTGTGATGGCTCCTGAAGAACAGGTGAGCCGAACGGCGGGACCCCGCAGTTCTACGGTACCGTCTTTGTACTGTGTATAGGCTTTACCTGGTGTCTGCGCCATTTCTTTTCGATAGACATCTTTTCCGGACACAGCTGGCTTATGGTCCTTATTCCAGTACGGTCCCAGGACGATTCCTAGTGCGGATCCGTTCGAGAGATGGAGTACCAGGACGTCCTGTCCAATATCCGGCATCTTATATTCATCGTTAAATGAAAGCACCGGGAACGGATCTGTTACCGCATCGTCCCGATCCGGATAGGTGACTTCGATCGTGCCTTCCTCGTAGTTAATTTTGGATACGCATCCGACTCTGATTAAATCTGACATATATCCTCCTTCTAAATTGCAATACGTTTTTTGCATTTATGCAGCGTGATCTCCTGCTTGGTCCTGCTGTCTGAAACAACCACCTTGACCTGATCGACGTAATATTTGCCATTCGCCTTTCCGAGGTCTGCGATTGTAACAGTCACGCCGGCCACAACCTTCGGATTGTAGAAAATCGTACCTGTGAGGGTCGTTGCTTCCTCGTTTGCCAGGTTGATCTGCGCGGCTCCCTTCCTCTTTGCTTCTGAAAGACTGTCACACTGTTCATTGATACGAAGGATACGGCTGCCTTTGGCATTTTCTTTCTTCAGACCCACATAAGTGCTGAGGGCCTTCTGTTTTTTACTGGCCGACTTATAAGTTATCCGGCAGCCAGTGTATGTGCCTTCCAGCGTATCTGAATAGTCCCAGTCGTCATCAACAAAGTTGTTTCGGTGTATGGTCGTTACTGCTGCTTTCTTCTCGTATCTTCCTTTATCAAAAATAATGATCTTATTCCGGAAAACCTTCATAGATAAACCGTAATCTTTTACGAGGTCATACAAAAATGCAGAATCTGTTTTCTTGCTCTGTTCGATTGATGTAATTCTGATACTTGAAGCTACATAGCTCAGACCGATCTTGTACCGCTTTGCGATCTCTGCTGCGATTTGTTTTATAGTTACTTTTTTCCAGGTTTTTGTTCTCTCCCGGACTTTGAATGATGAATTCGACGGAATCGCCAGGCCCTGCATGGTAGCTTCCAGCGGTCCGCCAGTGAATTTGACTGTATCGAGAACAAAGGATCCGCAGTTTAGGACTTTGTTCTGTCCGTCCGTCAGCCAGTTCTTAAAGGTGAGCTTTGCACTTACCTTGTCCCCTTTTGACGGGTACCAGGAGCTGATCCATTTCAGATCGGCGTTGTGGATTGTAAGGTCCAGCGAATCACTGGATCCGGATGCCACGTCCGTATATGAAAGGGACTTGATGTAATTGGCCATGCTTGTCTTTGCCCGTTTTCCGTTGAAAGATAAGCTGACCGCAACCTGCCTCGGATTACTCATAGTCTTCTGTTTCCTCCTCGTCGTCTTCGTCATACTCATATTCATCGTTACCGTCGTCCTGTCTCCAGAACGGCATATCTTCGTCTACTGCTTCCGGTATTTCCTCCGGCACCTGAATAACGGTACCGGCCGAAAATACAAGAACGTCCAGGAGGTCCAGGTTTGCATCCATCAGGATTCCCATGTATCCTTCGCTTCCGAACAGATCGTATGCGATTGAATCCCATGTGTCGCCCTGACTTGTTACATAGATGTCCACGCTTATCCTCCTTTACGCAAATGATACCCTGCCTTTATTTCTAAGGTATTCCTTCATCATCTTCTCGAACTCTCTCTGGCTCATGCGGTTCGCGTCCTGGATATCTTTCTTATCCGGAGCGTCTCCGTTGAACTGATAGGTCGGACTGAATACGAAGGTTGGGTTTGAATCTTTCGGGTCTTTCTCCGGCTTGTCGTTTCCGCCGCCGGTAAAGTTCTGAATAGTTTCTCTGATCACCGAACTCCTGTTGAACGTCGGCATCTCCAGGCTCTTAGTTCCAGGCGATGCTGCGTCTTGGATTGGCGCTGCCAGTGATCTCTGCGCTTCTGCCTGAATGGCTCCGCGCATATCCTGCATACCTACTACAAGACCCTGGCCGGTAAATTTACCGGATTCCACCATGACCCTTGATGGAGAGTGAATCTTCAGGGCGCTGTTGACTGCTGCGGATGCTGCGCTGGCCACGCTTGCCGCTGCTGCCATAACAGCTCCACGCATAGCATTGATACCATTTACCAGGCCAGACATCATATTCACGCCGGCGCCATAAAGGCTGATTCCGGCAAATGCTCCATAGATGCCGCTTGCTGTGCTCTGGGCTATTCCGAGCGCCTGACTGCATCCACTGCTTACTGCAGATACAAGCTGGCTCATTCCTGCCTGTACCGCGGCGGCTGCCATCATTGCTCCGGACTGTACAACACTTACAATCTGGCTCGTTGATGACTGAACGGTAGCGGTTACCGTCGTGCATCCTGCTGTCACTGTTGCCTGGATCTGAGTGGTTCCTGCAGTTACGGTTGCTGTCATTGTAGTTACTGTCGCGGTCGTGATCGTTCCGCACTGTGTCATGCTGGTTCTGACCGCTGTTGTGATCAGAGTGAATGAGGTCATGGACGTTGTTCCCATGCTTGTGAATCCGGTCTGAAGTGTTGACCTCATTGTCGTGATTCCGGTCTGCATGGCCGTCTGCATGAGCGTCATTCCCATCTGTACAGATGTGCTCCATGATGTTGTACTTGTGGTGATGCTGGACTGTACGCTTGTCAGCTGTGATGTGATTGTTGCTGACAAACCAGTGAAGCCGGTTCCCATACTTGTCATGGAGGTCTTTGCTGCCTCAATGCTTGCTTGTAATGCCTGCACTGCAGTATTGGCCGCCTCAATGGCTGATGTGTCCACCTGGACGGTCATCTGCTGTGGCTGCGCCGCAGTGGTATTCACTGTCGGTGTTGAAACTTCTGCAGATTTTCCTCCACCGGTAATGGCGTCCCAAATTCCTCCGAAGAAATCCTTCACGCCTTCCCAGGCGCCTTTGACCGCCTCAGCCGCTGCTGAAGCTCCGGACTTCAGTGCCTCCCATCCTGCATCAAGCAGGGAACCGAGACCGTCTCCGATTCCGGAGATAGCTGTCGTCATGGCGCTAAATCCGCCCTGAATCAGACCAGGCATGGCATCTGCAGCAGCGGAAGCCGCCGACTTCAATGCCTCCCATCCTGAATCCAGAAGATTTCCAAGAGTTCCTCCTACAGTAGTAATCGCACTTCCAAGGGCGCTCAGTCCTCCGGACACTGCACCAGGCAATGCATCGACTGCTGCGGACGCTGCAGAGGACAGTGCCTGCCACCCTGCATCAAGCAGAGAGCCGAGGGTACTTCCAACTGCTGAGATCGCACTTCCGAGAGCGCTCAGTCCTCCGGATACCAAACCAGGCAGCGCGTCTACAGCTGCGGAAGCCGCCGATTTCAGAAGCTCCCATCCTGAATCCAGAAGGGACCCCAGGGTACTTCCGATTCCAGTGATTACGGACTGCATCAGGTTTAATCCGCCGCTTACCAGGCCAGGAAGTGCACCGGCAGCAGCAGACGCTGCGCCCTTGATCGTCTCCCAGGCTCCGGACCAGTTCCCATGGATCACGTCCATCACAACTGATATGATTCCCTGGATTATCGACAGACCGCCTTGAATAACGGACTGAATTCCCGACCATACGTTGCTCGCTACGTTCTTAATGCTGTCCCAGGATACCTGCCAGTCAACTCCGATCAGACTCAGGAACGCGTTGATCACACCACAAATCGTTGAACCGATTGTGTTGATTATGTTCAGAATGAAATTCCAAACGGACGACGTGATCGTCTGAATTCCCTGCATTGCTCCTGACCAATCTCCACGAATGATCGAAGCGATTGTCTGAATGATTCCGGATATAACTCCGGTCACTGCCTGGATGGTATCTGCGATCAGCTGGAAAGCTCCGACAAAAACCGGGGCCAGCAAGCTGCAGAATCCATTCCATGCTGCGGAGAGCACTTGGGTGATATTCTGAAAGTTAAAACCTAAGCCATTCAGCGATGAGACGATGCTCTGGCCGAAGCTGCTTATCGTGCTGGTTATCTGGCTCCAGATTCCTGAGATTGCACTCCGGAATCCTTCGTTTGTGTTCCATAGATGCAGGAATGCTGCAGTTAATACCGCGATGGCTGCCACTGCAATTCCTGCCGGTGATGCGATTGCTTTAAACATACCGCCGATCTTACCCAGGCCGCCTTTTGCGATCGATGCGATCGCGTTCTTCATTCCTCCCGAATCAATAACAAACTGCTTTGCGATTGACGGGAAGTTTGCCAGTACCTGAAAGGCCGTTCCCGCCTTGGAACCGAGCCCTTTTAATGCCGGCGAGAACGCTTTCACCGCATCAGTTGCTTTTTTGAATACCGGCGCGATCTTGCCTCCGATCAGAAGCAGTGGTGCAAATGCAGCCACGCCCTGTGAAAGACTGGCGTTTCCGTTTCCGAGGTCTGTGAAGAAGTTACTTACTCCGTCCATCAGTCCTTTTCCGATCGACTGCGCGAGCGTGAGCCCTGCCTGCAGTAATTTCGGAGCCGCCTGAACAACCGCATCCATGATTTTACTGGTAGCTTCTTCCGTTGCTGTGATCAGCTCCGGAGAACCTCCTGCCAGTCCGTCCGCAATGGCCACGATAGCATCTGCACCGGCTGTGATCAGCGCCGGGACGAAATCCCCCAAACCCTGAGCCAGCGTTGTCGCTATGCTTACAGCTGAACTTGCGATACTTGGCAGATGAGACGTGATTCCGCTGCTGAACTGTTCAACGACCTTAGTTGCTAACGTCATAAGCTCCGGCAGCCTGGTGTCTACTCCCTTCAGGAATTCATCCAGGAGCTGCGTCCCTGTCTGCAGAATCCTTGGCACAATCCGGATGATTCCGGAAACAAACGAGGCGCCGATCTCAGCTGTTCCATCTCCAATAGCTCTGGCATTATTCCGGATTCCCGTCAGAAAGCTCGTTGTTAATGCAGTGGCCATGTTGACCACTTTCGGACCATAGGCTGAAATCTGAACGATTCCATCTGCCAGAACTGATCCTATTTCTCCAACGAATCCAGAGAAGCCTCCGGATACGAGCGCATCTGACAGTTTATAAATCTCTTGCGTTCCGTACTGTACGGCCGCGCGGAGAGGTTTATTCAGGTTGTCATAGATCTTGATACCGGTGTCCTCTAATGCCGACTGGAATATAGCCATGTCGCCATTCAAGTTATCCAGTTTTGTTTTGGCCATATCCTCCAGCGCACCATCTGCATTCTGAAGTTCATTAGCCAGGGCGTCCCATTCGATGGCGCCGTCTGCTGTGGTAGCGTTCAGGCCTTGCAGGAGGTCATTCAGAGCATCGACGTGCTGTTTTCCGCCGATCGCCGCTAGAGCCGCGTTTCGTTCTTCCTGCGTCATCCCGGAGAGCTTTGTATTCAACTCCGTAAGTGTTCCCTTAAGGCCTTTGAAGTTTCCGGCCGAGTCAAATGCCGAGAGCCCCAACTTCTCCATCATGGTTCCCGCCTGTCCGGCTCCGGATGTCAGGTTGACCATGATCGCATTCAGGGCATTTCCGGCCTCGCTGCCTTTGATACCTCTGTTCGCCATTACGCCAAGAGCCGTTGCGCTCTCTGTGATCGGCACGCCGAGGTTCTTCATGGTTCCGCCTACGCCGATGTAGGCTTCCATGAGCTGTTCTGCAGTCTGGTTAGATTTATTGTTCGCCTTTGCACAGATATTCAGGTAATCTGCGAGGCCATCAACAGTGACACCGCAGGCAGACATGGAATCTGTAACCAGGTCTGATGTCCTGGCCAGATCCAGGCCGGTCGCTTCTGAAAGTCTCAGGACTGATGGTAATCCTGCGATAGACTGATCTACTGTCCAGCCAGCCAGACTCATATATTCGAGGGCTTGAGCTGATTCTGTGGCCGTCTTGGATGTCTCGCGGCCCATCTGCATGGCCGCTGCTTTTAACTTGTCGTATTCTTCTGCTGTGGCTCCTGCAGTGGCAGCAGTTGACGACATTGCCGCCTCGAAGGTTGAGCCGGTCTTAACACTTGCCGCAGTTACTGCAGCGATGGCGGCTCCGGCAGCTCCGAGCCCTGCTGCTCCGATCTTTCCGATCGTGCTCAGACCCTTCAGTCCGGTTTTTGCCGCTTTCATGGCCGCAGAGAACGATTTCTCTAACTGGCCCGCGATCTTGATATTAATCTTGTAATCGCTCACTGTTGTTTGCTCACCTCCTGAAGGTCCTCACACAGGTCTATAAGCTCAAAGATTGACAGGCCCATGAAGTAATCCAGGCCTGTCTTAAGATTTAAGGCCAGTGCAAGGCACAGCTTGCGGAGGTCGGACAAATCACTGGGGTCTATTCCTCTCCGAAGAAAAAATTCGTGACCTTTGTCTTGATTTTGATCGCATCGCGAGGTTTCAGACCCTTGAAGAACTCAACCGGGGTACCAGTTGCACTTGCCGCGATGATCATGGCGTATTCCAGGTTTGTCTCTGGAACCGCAGTGATTGTTCCGCTGTTCTGAAGAACCTTGTTAGCTCTGATCATGTCATTTGCTGTCAGGTTGTCCATGCCACTAAGGTCAACCTCGGAGATTTCTGTTCCCTCGAAGTTGTATGTACGCGTAAGTTTGACTAAAAGGTCGTTATCCTGCGCATCTTCCCCGGCTTTGTCAATGTTTACGATTTTGGTTGCTTCTTCTTTGCTCATTATCTTTCCTCCTGTGATTTAGCACTGACTTCTGATTTTTTCGAGAAGATCGACGCCATTGACAGCGTACTTAAAGTTCGCCTTGTCCAGCTCTACCACTGACTTGTTGTTTACATCGATCTTGATATAAAGAATCTCAAGTTCTACACTTGGATCCATCTTTTTGCCCTTGGTCATCTTGCCGAGGGAATATTTCTTGCATTTTCCGCGGATCACTACTTTGATCGGATAGTGATCAGTGACTCCTGTGGTTGGATCCATGAACTGCATGGAGCCTCTCAGAGTCAGCTGTACTCCTGATGCAGAGTTCACGATTGTAAACATATCCTCATACAGAACGCTGAACGGGATTTTTACGGTCATGGAAGAAAACTGTCCTGTCGCCGCTGCTTCGATTTCTCCAAGCACTCCGGCTCCTTCGATGGTTTCTGTGATGGCCTCAAAATCCGGAAGCTCAACATCTCCGGAAATACCAATCAGTTTCTGTGCATCGTTGTACACGTTGTAATGGTTCAAGAGTTCAGGAATAATCAGTCCTGCTGCCATTTTTTATTCACCTCCAAGTGCTGCGGCCAGCATATCTGTGTCGTAGCTCAATACGTTGTTGATCTCCTGGGCCGGTGTGTATGGCGCAATGTGCTGTCTGAATGTCATCTTGCCTGCCAGGATATCAGTTGTCGGGTTATCGTCTTTTCTGTACTCCATAGAAGCTCCGGCCCAGTATTCTGGTGCGTATGCTCCGGTACGGATATTCTCAGAATCGACCACGTTCTCGATGAGCTTTGTATTCATCGGATCATCTACTTTGTCAAAGTAGGTCTGAATGAATGTGTTCCCATGCCAATTGAACATTCTACGCACAGCGATCCAGATGTCTTTTGCATCTCCGCTGGACGGATATGCCCCGGTGTAGTTACCCCAGCTTCTCCAGCCCTTCAGGTTGATGGCAGTCAATACTCCGAATGAGTTGACTGTGTTTCCCTGATCCTGGTCCAGGATGACCTCAGTGCCATCTGCCAGACACTGACCGGTAACGCCGAGCAGCTTGTTTGACGGAGAAAGGCTCGGCACATTTCCATTCTCAGCGTCCTGATATGCAATCCTTGCAGCCATAACTGCAGATTTTGCGAAGATCAGATCACCGATCCTGTCGCATGGCCACATCGGGACTCCAAATATAGATGTGAATCCGGAATCTTCTTTCACCTGTTTGCAGTCGGTGTACTTGGTTGCTTTTGCAGTATCCAGATCCATGAGGGCCTGAGCTTTAAACACGCCATTGATGTTTGCTGCCTTGGCTGCCAGAGCTACGCCAACTTCCGGAATCTGAGACCAGCCCGGAGCGATCAGGAGTCCCGGAACGATGCTGAGTTTCGGATACACCTGTCTGATCAGCTGCATTCCTGTCTCTTTTCCTGCGCTGTATGTTCCGATAATGTCATCTTTTGTGACCTTTGAAGGGTCAAGCTGCTTTCCGGATACTTTCAGAGATGTGGCTGACTTTCCAGCGCCGGTACCAATGAGGCTGATCACAAGGTGTCCGTCTTCATTGAATTCCAGATCGTAGTCGGTTCCCTTGACCAGGGCTGTGCCGCCGGCTCCTGCTTTTACTGAGAGACCGTCGAGAATGACGCCTTCTACTGCAAGCACTGCCTGAAGGTCATTGACCTGGACTTCTGTTTCAGTGAGTGGTTTGTTGTGCTTTGCCGGATCCAGTACGTTAATGTAAACTACTGGGGAAACCTGGTACACGTTAGATGTAAGGTACATCATCTGGCAAAGGCTGTAATTTTTAAAATCAGCAATGTATCCGAGTGCTTCGATTGCTTCATCTGCAGAATTTGCCAGAATCGGGACGTTCACTGCTGCCGCTGGATTCGCTGCCATGTTTACCGGTGCAGTACCGATTACGACCGGCACTGAGCAATCGCCAGTAACTGGTGCGGTCAAGGCAGTAGCTTCTTCCCTGATCTTGATTCCATGATTAATCATTCTGCTTTTCCTCCTTTATTTTTGAGTGTCAGTGCTTTTGTGAAAGCACTGTATAATCGTCCGGTTCCCTTCCTGATCTGCTGTTCCGCATCGGGATATTTCATGATTGGAATAAAAAGATCAAGGAAAACCGGGAGCCCTTTTGCAGCTTCCATGGCTGCCTCCGGAACCGGCTCGTATACGGTGTTCTGGATGGCGATTCCAGGAATTGTAGGGCCGACGTACATAAGTGGCTCCTGTGCCTTATTTTCAGCCTCAGGCGGGGCCTTCTGAACTGCCACAGGTGTCTTTTCATCAGCTGTGGCGGCTTTTTCTGTTGCACTCATGCGTATTCGTCTCTCCTTCCTACTTTTGGTATTGAAAATGTTATTTCCACCCCTCCAAAATAGAAGGGATAGGTATCTTCGTCCTGAAGAGCTGTTTCCATGTCCTGTTCTGCCCTGTATCTGTGATCCAGCAGGGGCTCCGCAATGAAGCGGTTTGTGATTCTTTCAATCATCGTCAGGATATGAAGATGTCCCTGGCCTTTCCGTTCGTCGTCATACACTCCCAGGAGCCAGTCAACTGTGACGTGCCAGGTATCTTCATCTCCGGCAGTCTTTGCATCTCCCAGGCGAACGATAGCGTAAGGGAATAACTTCGTTTCATCGTCTTCATCTTCAGTCATAACTGGCAGGCGCTGTGGGAACACCTGAGCCTGAACGTCTTCTCCAAGTGAATTCTTGGCCCACACGTCCTTCAGGAGCTCTTTGGTTTCTTTAACCAGGGCGTCCTGCAAATCTTTTCTTGTCATTCAATCACCCCACAAGCATTTTGATCTGCGCCTCCATGTATTTCCGGAGGTCGCTCTCGATATTCGGCTTCACGATACCGTACACCCTCTTCTCACTTCCGATCATCTTCGGGATTGAGTTGGACGACAGCACCTTAATCGGTAGCCTGGCAGCAGAACGCCTCTGGAAAATCTGACCATTTCTTTTAAATGCCTTAATGTTTCCCATCACAAGGGCTTTCAGGCCACTCTTTGTGATGTCTGCCTTGGCTCCGGACTGCGGAGCTGAATATTTAAACTTTGTGATCTTAAGAGGGCGGCCCTGAGACCTGATCTCTGCCACCAGGTTTCCGGACGACGCCTTCTTGATCTGCATATCTTTTTTGAATCCTCCGGACTTGACTGTATATGCCTGCTGGGCTCTGTTTGCCAGCCTCTGCCTGGCGCTTACCGCCGTCTTGTTCAGGGCTCTGGATATAACGATCGGAGCCTTGCTCTGCATCGTTCCCAGCTTTTTCTGTACATGTTGCAGGCTGGCCTGGTCTACCTGAAATGTGATCATGCTTTGTTCGCCTCCAGTGTGATGGAATACACACCGCCTTCGTCGATTGCATCGGCTACGCGGTATATTTTTCCGTCGAGTGACAGTGCAGTCCCCTGTTTTGGCATACCTGACCGCCCAGGGGCTTTCCTGTAATCTTCCGCTGATACATAGATCAGCTTCTGATTGAGGTAGATTCCATCCATATGCTGGTTGAATCTTTTCTCCCTCTCGATCTGCTCGTTTGAGTCAATCTGAACGGGGACATTAACTCCATTCAGGTTGTGAATGTCAGAGAACTCTTCCGGGTTCATGAATGTTCGGTGCACATCTTCTGCGATTATGTCCTTAAAGCTCATGCATGGCGCTCCGGAGAATCCGGAATTCTGCCGGCGAGGTCTTCCTCGTTTCCGGTTGTAGATATCCCGATCTGTCCAGGTCTGGCCGTTGCCATTCTGGCTTTCGGCCGCTTCGCAGGTTTTTTCTGCTCCTGACCGTCTTCCAGTCTCTCTGCAGTTCCTGCTTCCAGCCACGCATCAACCATGGTCTGGTCCTGAAGCGGCAGTTCATCTCCGATCTGGTAAAGATGTGCAAAATACAGAATCGGAACTTTCGCGATCAGCTTCACGCGTTGATCTTTACAAGGATTTCTTTAGCGCCTGCGGCTGCGTCGGCCACTGCGTAGCCCGCCAGGACATTTGTAGATGCGGTCTCTGTGATTCCGGTTCCGTCGAAATACACCGGTGTTCCCATTGTGATCGCATTTGTGGATGTCTTCGGCATATTGAATACACCAACAACGTCCACAGCACCCAGCGCTTTCGGCTGGATCAGGGTAGATGCTACTCCGATTCTTTTTCCGATTGTCAGAATAGTGCCTGCCTCGATTGCGCTGGATCCGGTATTCGTATAGTCAAGAGTTTCACCTCTCTGGTGATATGCTGCTTTACTCATGTTCTATGTCCTCCTCCTAATATATAAGTGTAGGGTTTCAGTACCCAACAGCCAGTTGGGACTTAATCCTCTCATTGTTTAAGCTGTATAATGATTAGGCATCGGTCTGACGACACCTCCTAGGACCATTGGCGTCCGTACGAAAGCCTGTCAGCCAGCCTGTCATTGCAGCCGTTCGATTTATGCAGGTTGAACTACTACTTCACGTTCGTTTGATACCCCAGGAGATTGAATAGGCAATGAGAAATGCTGGAATCCATGCAAATTCACTTTTGGAGGTACGTAGAATGTACAACGCAGTAGGTATTGATGTTTCAAAGGGTAAAAGCACCGTTGCAGTCCTGCAGCCTGGCGGCACTGTGATCCGCAAGCCCTTTGATGTCTCCCACACATCCCAAAACCTCAATGAACTGGCAGATTATTTGAGTTCATTAGACGGCACCACAAAGATCGTTATGGAGTGTACGGGTAGATATCATGAGCCTATGATAAAGGCTCTATCCGAGGCTGGATTGTTTATTTCCATTGTAAATCCTCACCTGATTAAAAACTTTGGCAACAACTCCCTGCGCAAGGTGAAATCGGATCCGGCGGATGCCCGCAAAATTGCCCGCTATACGCTTGACAACTGGACGGAACTGCGCCAATATTCAGGTATGGACAATACACGTACTCAGTTAAAAACTTTAAACTCTCAATTCAGCTTCTTTATGAAACAAAAGGTTGCCGCAAAAGCAAATCTGATTGCACTGTTGGATAATACTTATCCTGGTGTAAACAAACTCTTTGACAGCCCCACCCGTGAGGACGGGAGTGAAAAATGGGTTGACTATGCTTATTCTTTCTGGCATGCGGATTGTGTCCGCAAGATTGGGTTAAAGGCATTTACAGAACGCTACATGTCTTTCTGTAAGAAGCACCACTATATCTTTCAGCAGGACAAGCCAGAAAAACTGTTTAATGCCTCGAAGGAGTTGGTTGCCGTCTTTCCAAAGGAGAAGACTTATAAGCTGTTGATCCAGCAAAGCATCCAGCAGTTAAATCTTGCCTCCGAACATGTAGAACGACTCCGCAGGGAAATGAACGAACTGGCATCCACACTTCCAGAATACAGCACCGTAATGGGCATCTATGGCGTTGGGAAAACCTATGGTCCCCAGCTCATCGCTGAGATCGGCGATGTATCCCGGTTTACCCACAGGGAAGCACTGACCGCCTTTGCGGGCGTAGACCCCGGTGTTGATGAATCCGGCCAGCACAAGTCAAAGAGCAACAGGGCTTCAAAGGTCGGATCCGCAAGGCTGCGCAAAACATTGTTTCAGATCATGACAACCTTGTTGCAAAATGCTCCTGAAGCCGATCCGGTGTACCGTTTTCTTGACAAAAAACGGTCTCAGGGAAAGCCTTACTATGTCTACATGACAGCCGGAGCGAATAAGTTCTTACGCATTTACTATGGTAAAGTCAAAGAATGTCTGCGGAACTTAGAACAGACAGAATAACACCCTTTTCTATATCACCACTTTCAAAGCCGGCATTTCTGGCGGCTTAAAAGTTATGCACAAAATATCAAATCGGATTTTTGAAATTTTCTTCAAAAAAACACTTGACTTTTTATTAGCAGGCTTTCTTACGCAAGTTCCAGCTTGGTGCTGACTTTGACGCCTGGGTTCTTGACGATGGAACGATAATCCATTACGGTGATGCCCCAATCGAGGTAGATATCCCAGATAAATCCAAGCTGTCCAGGAGCTTCCATTCTTCTGATCGTCGGGATTTCCTGACCATTCAGGTAGTCAATCTCGATTCCGTCGCAGTCTGAAGGATTACCGAACAGGAACCATGGCATGATATTTCCCATACCTCCGCACAGTGTGTTGATGGTCGGGTCCTCTACGACTTCCAGCATTCCGCGGTAGTTGTAAAGCGGGTTTACTGCCTGGGTATTATCCTTTGTTTCGATGTACGGGCTGTTGAATAGTGTGTACATGTCGAAGCTCAGGCCAGAAGGAACGACGATGGTGCGCGGATTGATCACGATTGCCTGGTCGAACTGGTCACGCTGGTTTGCCAGTGCCATAATCATCGTCTGCATAGCTTCCTGGGTGACACCGGTACCAGTTTTAACAAGGTTCTTGTGAGCTGTTCCGAAGAGCTGAGCTCCATCGTAGATGGCCGGGTTCTTCAGAAGGATCTCGAATACCTGTTTGTTCTGGGTTCTTCTTGAGGCTGCTGCATATCTGGCCGGAACGGATGTTACAAGGCTGATGTCATCGTCCACGAAGGCTTTTCTGGACAGTGTGAACTGGCGACCGTATGTTTTCAGCTGTCGCTGCGGCAACTTCGCATCGCTAAATACATCATGTTTCAGTTCTCCGTTCTCCGGTACCTCGTAGAACTCACCGACGGGTCCTGCTACATAGTAGTTGTCGTGTTTCTTAAAGTCTGTCAGTGTTCCTTTTTTGCAGAACTTATCGAAAGTCACGTTTACTTTGTTGTATCCTTCCTTGTAGGCTTTCTCGATAGTCTGATCCAGGATTGCAGGGAACGCAGATTCTGGATTGTAGAATCCTCTGACTGCCATCTGATAGATTTCCTCAGCGGACTTTCTGTACAAGTCTGTACTTCCGCCTTCTTTGATCAGACATTCAACAGCAAGGTTACGGATGCTCATTCCCATGAAGTCCCTGGAGCCTTCCGCAGGTTTCTCGACTGTTATTCCGCCTCTCTGAAGAAGTGCATCGGAGACTGCTGCCCTGTACTTGTCTTCTTCGGATCTCAGGACTCTGACCCCTGTGTTTACCGGAGCGCCTCCGTTTGTAAGGTGCTCGATGACTGCAGCTCTCATCTGGTCCACTGTGGTTCCATTCTGAATGTAATCTCTTGATTCCATACCGAACTGAGTGCACATCTCTGTGATAGACTGGATTCTTGCTCTTTCTGCAGCTACTGCCCTCTGAGTGTCACCCTCCGGGTCAGGATCACCATCCGGATCATCGCCGGTGTTCTGCTGTCTGGATCCTGCAGCAGGTGTTGCAGAGGATCCCTGGCCGGAGCTTCCGGCACCATGTGTGGCAGCAGCTCTTGCAGCATCAATGCTTCTCTGCAGACGCTCGAACTCTGCGGTTTCTTCCGATGTCATATCTCGGCCGGCAGTTCTTGCCGCATTAACAATCTGCTGCTGTCTTTCAATCATTTCTCTGATTGTCATCTGTCTCTTCCTCCATTAAATTTTTGTTTATTTGAAGTTGCCGTTCGCACATCTCCAGGCTGGTTTTTCCGGGTTCCCCATCGCCTTCGGATCTTCCGACCCCGACGGTTGGATCTGCCGGTACAGATACGATGCTGATCTCGTAAGGCGCCCACTTCCTTGCGATGCTGCATGGTCCTGTAAATCTTCCATCTGCAGACTGCTTTCCTGGCATTACTTCCTCCCAGGAATCTACCATGTAGCCGACGCTGACTCCTTTAAGGGTTCCGCTTTTGACTTTCTGATAGATAACTTCCGAGGCTTCATCAGTATCGAACTCGATTTCTGCCTGGCCTCGACCATTCTCGATCCACGCCCTCTTGATTTTTCCGATGACGTAATCACGTTTATGGTTAAATAAAACGCATCCGATACTGTTGATTCTCTCAAGATCTACGCATCCGTCTGCGTGATCCAGAATCTCAGGGCCAAACCACCGATCATATGGTTCTTCAGAAGAGAAACTGAGAACGAAGGTTCTTTCGTTTCCTTCACCTTCTAAAGCTCGAATACTTCCGATAGTAAGTTCCCGGATGCCCTTATTCTTTTGCTGCTTCGGATCCGCCTGCAGTGGTGTCGCCTCCGCCTCCCTCTTCAGAAGAAGGTTCCTGGCCTGCTGCATCTTCTTTTTTCGGATCCTTTTCTTTGCCCTTGGCATTAAAAATCACCCCTTCCAGGTCAATTCCTTTTTTGCGACCGTATTCCAGGACCTCGGCCATATCATCAACCTGACGCCGCCAATCCCGGCCGCTCTCAGCCGCAATCTGTTTAAATGTCTTCTGTCCTGTCTGCATAGCTGTTTTTGTCGCAGATGATTCCTTAAGCGGATCAATCCACTTCTTCGGCTGTTTAATCCATTCATGCTTCAGATACTTGTCCTTCTTAAGCCAGAAGTCCTTAATCTGAACCAGTCCGGCCAGCACGCAGCTGATTACGAATGTTTCATAGATTTCATCCAGGGCTGTCATGAGTCTTTCTTCTTCTTCCGCGTAGGTCAGTTCGTCCTCTATGGCTCCCTGCCTTGCGGATGCGTAGTTAGTTTCGCTCATATCGCGGGACGTTGCCTCGTAGCTGAGTCCCTGTCCCGCTCCAATCATCCTCTGATGGAGCTTTGTGAAGCTGGCCGCATCAGTGGCCTGCCCGGTTGGGTTAACCACCTGAACCTCATCGCCTGCATTCAGCTCCTTGATCATTCCAGGAGTCAGGGTCTTTCCGTCGTATTCTTTCTGTCCTGCATTTCCACTGTTGCTTCCGGAACGGCCCATGCCAACCGGCGGCAGCTGCTTCTTAATGAAGACTGAAAGACAGGCGGCGATCCTTTCTTTTACGGATACAGCCGTCATGAATTCATTGGTATCCCTCACCCTTGGAACGGTGCAGGCCATGTCGGACATCTCCCTGATCTGCGATGGCCGCCTCTTCTCAAAAATGAAGATCATATCTTTCGCCGGGATATATACCGGTTCAGCGATGGTGTAGCCATCAATCTGATACTGCCTGATCCAGTAACCAACAGGGCGGTTATGCCGGTTATATTCGATACCTCCGACTACCCGGTTTCCCTTCTCATTCGGACCGGTCTGCATGTTATCCAGCTCATCAACCTCTAAGGCCTGGAGCTTGAATGGAATCATGCCATCCTTGGTGTACCGTTTCAGGATCAGGATGCCTCCGTCCACTTTCTTTCTGCGAACGATCATTCTTAAGATGTCGTTCATACTCTGTGTTCCAGTGACATCACAGTTCCTTGGTTTGCACCACTGTATCCATAACTCTTCCAGCTGCTTATTCAGTGAACTGTTAGTGGTTGCCGCCTGGATCTGGTATCCATGGCCGACCACGTTCCGCTTATAGGACAGGATCACTGAATTCATGATGTCGGAGTTTCTTTCCAGGTCTCTCGCCCTGGCCCGGACCGTCTCACGACTCATCCGGTCTGTAATTTCTGCGGAATTATTCGTAGCTCGCCAGCCGGCATTCAGTCGACCGTAGTTCCCTGCGTCATAATTCCGAAGTTCATCTGCGTAGTTTCTCCACGCTGCTCTTTTCGCGCCCAATTTCGGGGAAATAAAGGAAATTGCTGAATCTAACCAGTTCATTTTTACCTCCCGTCGAAAAACGCGACATAGGTATTGTCCAGGAGGCTGCTGCTTCCTTCGGCATTCACCTCTGCCTGCAGTTCTTTCTTCATTGTGCGGAGCATGGAGAGGTCGGCTCTGGTCAGTTTACGGCTACCGATCTGATAGCTCTGGCCACCGATCAGGACCTTTGTGATTGCTTCATTAACCTGCTGCAGCATTTCCGCAGCTGTCATCTGTCCTTCTTCTGCCATTCTCTTCCTCCTTATACCCAGTGTTCATTTGCCCGGATCCAGTTTTCTTCCGGAGTTTCCTGTTTCTCTTCCTGCTGCCTCTGCAGCTGCTCTTTGCGTTCTGCTTCGACCTGAAGGTGAAGCATCCGGACTCCGAGGATATCCGCAGCGGCCAGGCAGTAAACTTCACAGTCGAGATAGTGGTTATCTATATGCGAGTGCTTAGGTACCCACTTCTGTATGGTTCTGGATCCTGATTTCACATTGACTTTATGCTCTGCAGTCACCTGCTCGGCATATTCCCGATCACATCCCTCGTATACCATCCAAGCGCCTTTCCCATTGTCTTTTCGCATCCTGGACGCAATCATGTCTTTGTACTTATCACCATCAACCAGAACTAAGTTCATGCCGTAGGCTCTGCTGTCTACCTTGTTGATCTTTGATGTTTTAAAGTGAGACATCATGGGATTATTGGCGCCTTTTACCGGCATAGCCCACTCAGAATTTGATGCACAGAAATCATATGTGCTGTCTGCGTTATATCCTGAATCGATCAGACACAGCGACACGACTACCTGTTCTCCGGATTCCGTCAGGTACGGGGTGTTCATGATGCTTTCGATATCCTGAAAAGATAAAACCTGGCCATGTGCGATGTTTTGACTCGTGATATACGGTCCCCAGGCTCGGATTGTCCAGTAGAGGCACGTCTCTTGGACGTCCACTCCTGCTGTCAGATATCTGGCCCAGTCCGGAACCACAAGCTGCGGCAGATCTGTCTGCCTTTCCATGACCATGTCCGCATCCGTTTTCAGTTTGGTGTCTTCCCAGGGCTCTGCCAGCCATGAGTTTACGAAGTTCTGAAGAAGATCAGGATTGTCTTTACTGTCGAGGAACTCTTTTACAATTTCAGAAAAGCGCACAAACGGTGAATACAGGGTATTAATCCAGAATGCGACTTTCTTACTTGCCTTCGTGTTCCTTCTGACTTCCCTCCACTCTCCATATCGAATCATGCGGTCTCTGTCCTGATCAGTGATCTTGCATCCGCATTCCTGGCAAACATAGACGGCCATGTCAGCGCGCTCTGAATTGTCCAGGCCTTCTCCGTCCGGAAAGCGCAGGTTACTGAATTTCAGTTCTATGTATTCCCCGCAGTGCGGGCATGGGACAAAGTAATGCTTTTCGATATCTGCTCCCATAAGGGCCTGCCAAATATGGCCGGTCTGCAGTGTGGGGGTACTTGTCATGTATATCTTTCTCTGGTTGGTGAACGTCTTTGTACGTTCCCTGGCCAGCCTGATAGGGTCCGCTTCTTTCTTGCTGGCTCCGGGGTATTTGTCTACCTCGTCCAGAAAAAGATATTTAATTGCCTTAGATGCCAGTGCGGATGGACTGTTTGCACCATTGAGACTGAGATACATTCCCTCGAACTGAAGCTCCAGCTTCGATGATTCGTTTTCGTTGTACAGCTTGCGCAGAGGCTTGCTGGCTCTGATCATTGGTTCCAGTCGGTTCTTGCTTATTGATTCCGCCAGGGTATCTGTCGGATAAACGATAAGCGTAGGCGATGGATCCTGCTGAATGACGTAGCCGAGCATGTTCTGCATTGCCTCGGTTCCTCCGACCTGGGATGGTTTACAGAAGATGATCTCTTCTGTGTCGTAATTAATGAATTCGTCCATGATCTCTTTGAGATATGGGGTCTTTTCATTCCTCCATGGCCCAGGCATGGCCGATGTTTTCGAGTCCAGCATTCTGTACTTTTCGGCCCATTCGGAAACGGTGAGGTTCTCCGGAGGCTGCAGCTGCCGCATAGCCTCCTTCTGATATTCCGCGACGTTATACTTGCGGATCTGAATTCTTTTTCTTTTGAGTTCCATGTACATCTTCCGGCCCTACAACGCCTGCGACTACGAAGGCGCCCAGGAGCCGATTGACCTCACTGGCCAGTTCCTTTTCCAGATGCCGGGCTTCCGTTGGGTCTATACCGCCTGAAAGCATCCCGATGATTCTGGACGGGAGTGATGCTGCGAACTTTTTAAAAGCAACGAAAAATTTCGCATAATCGAGCTTTACTTCCTCGATAGAAATGTATTTACCAGCTGCAATCTCGGTTTTTAACCGATGCAGCTCGCCCTGGGATTCCTTGAGAGCGACGTCCGCTTTCATCTTTTGCTCTCTCAGTTCCACTTCCTTTTCCGACCGCCCAGCTTTCCCATACGCCTTTTCAGACAGGTACTTGATGTAGCTTTGAATAGTCGGTACCAGGTCATATCTGCGGACCGTATGACCATCTTCCAGGATCTTTGTTGTGGAGATTATCCCTTCCTGAGTCAACTGCTGCACTCTCCGGACGCTGACTCCGAAAAGCTGCGCGATTACTTCGGTTCGATAGAGGCTTCCTTTGACTTCACCGTTCTCGGCCATCAAAATCCCCCCCCCTAGCAACATTGACTCTTCGCTCATAGCTGCAGGTTTAGGTCTGAATCCGATAAACGGAAGGCCTTTTCTCCTGTATACTCTTCCCACCTGCGGACGATTACGTCACAGAACTTCTCGTCAAGCTCCATCAGGTAGGCTGCGCGGTTCAGCTGTTCCGCGGCCATGAGGGTGGAACCACCTCCTCCGAACAGGTCCGTGACATTCCATCCCGGTTTACTGGAATTCTTCATAAGTCTTCCAATCAGCGGTACCGGCTTCATGGTTGGATGGATGTCGTTTCTTAAAGGCTTATTCTCAAATAAAACCGTAGTCTGATCTTTGAACGCCTCCCGGATCTGTTCGATGTATGTGATCAGGTCTTTTTTCTTCATGGATTCGAGATCCAGCTCTTCATCCATAAGAACCGTAGCCTGAGTACGGTCATTAATGAAATAATGGCCAGCGCCTTCCTTCCACCCATATAAAATGGGTTCATGAATCCACTGGTAATCGCTCCGGCCTAACACGAAGGAGTTTTTCTCCCAAATCAGGCACTCACTCAGCTTCAGGCCAGCTTCTCTGAAGGCCCTCCTGAATGTTTCGCCATGCGAATCGGAATGAAATACATAAATTGCGGCGCCTGGCCGCATGATACTGACAGCTGATCCGTAAGCATCAAACAGAAAGTCGTGAAAACTTTCCTCGTCCATGTCGTCGTTCTGAATGCATGACTGTCCCTGGCCTCTGCCAGAATCCTTCATAAATTCAGTTTTTCCTCCATAGTTGACGTTGTATGGCGGGTCTGTTATGATGAGGTCGGCCTCTTCACCGGCCATCAGTTCTGCTATGTCAGATGGAGACGTACTGTCTCCGCACATCAATCGATGACGCCCTAAGATCCAGATATCTCCCCTTCTGGTTATGGGCTCATCGATTTTTTTGTATTCTTCTTCAGGGTCGAAGTCGTCATCTTCTGCCTCGGCATCTTTCTCCAAGTCCACGCAGAGGTCTTCCAGCTCGCTGGTAGAGAACCCAGTTGCTGCAAGATCGTACTCATTCAGTTCCAAATCCAGGAGCAGGTCTCTGAGCTTCAGCTCATCCCATCGCCCGGTTATCTTATTCAGAGCGATATTGGCCTGCTTTTCCTTTCCTTTGTCTCTGATATTGAGAACAACGACTTTTGCTTCCTCTATTCCGAGGTCCATCATAACTGTGCGGCGCTGATGGCCTTTTATGATGGTCCCGTCGTAGTTGATCACGATTGGATCCAGGTATCCGTTCTCTTCGATGCTGCATTTTATGTCCTGGTACTCTTTATCCTCCGGCTGAAGCGGAACCCTTGGGTTATATTCCGCAGGTCTCAGGTCTGAAAGCCTTCGGCGTTCCATCTTCATATAATCTCCCATGGTTTTTGCCTCCTTCCTGGGGGATTTTGGGGCAAGCGTAACGAAATAGGAAAAAAATTTTTGTTCATATCCGGTGAAGAGCCGGGCCTTCCCCGCGC